GGCGATACTTTGAGGGAATCTTAAAACTTAGACTGCACTCGGAGAAAGATAAATCAATCTACTTTCGGACACGGGTTCGACACCCGTCGCCTCCACCAATAAGGCTCACAATTGTGTCAGTTGTGATTCTGTCTTCATAGACAGTGATTTTTTGAACATGAGTTTGGATTACTTTCTTTTTGTTTTCCAAACTTTTTTGTTTTATATCAGAATCTTTCTTTAAATATTTTTTTATCATATCTTCTGTTGGTGAATTTAATTTTGCCTCTCTTTCAGCTTCATTTATTCTTATAAGTAATGTTGTTTTTCTAGTTTCTAACTGATCTGATTTTTCTTTCATTGATGAATTATAAAAACCATTTGCAATAGCGTCCAGCATATTATCAATTTTAGTCTGAATATCAGCTAATTCTTTTTTATAAATTTTAATATCTTCATTGATTATTTTATTTTGTTCGCTTATAAATGCAAATATATCAGGCACTATATTCTCTATAGCTGAATCTGAAAATATATTATTATATAAGTCATCAATAACTACTTGCTCAACATAATCTTTATTTATAGCTTTCATATCACATTGTTTTGTTCTTTTTCTATTAGAGCATTCATAAGTTTCATATAGGCTCTTATTTCTTCCAGCATATCTTCTATTACCAGTCATAGCTGAACCACATTTTCCACAATAGATAAGGCCACTTAAAAGATAAATAGCTTTTGCAGTATTAGCACCTTTATTAATTTTATTACTGTCCATTTTAATCTTCACTCTTTTCCATAGATCTTCTGATATAATTGCAGGCATACCACCTTCAATTTTTATTATTTCATCTTCTGATTTAATTTTATGTGAATTTCTCTTACCATTAATTTTTTTTGATGATTTATTAAAAATATAAACTCCTCTATATTTTTCATTAGTCAATATTCCATATAAGCTATTTTTGCCAAAGCTTTTACCTGTTTTAGACTTATATCCTAAATCATTTAATTTATCAATGATAGGGGTATATCCAGTACCAGATGCATACATTTGGAATATTAATCGTATAGCATTAGCTTCTTTCTCGTTTATACAATAAGTTTTATCTGGATTAACATCGTAACCTAAGGGTGGAGTTCCACCAGTATGTTTACATTGCAGAGCAGTCTCCTTCATCCCTTTCATGACTTCACGACTAAGATTAATTGAATAGTATTCAGCCATACCTTCGAGAACTGATTCAAGTATTATACTTTCAGGTGAATCATCTAAATGTTCTAATACGGAAATTAATTTTACATGATTATCCTTAAGTTTCTTTTTGTAAAAAGCGCTATCATACCTATTACGAGAAAATCTGTCTAATTTATGAACTATAACAGTATTAAATATATTAAACTCAGAATCTTTTATCATTTGTAAAAATTTAGGTCTATCATCTGTTGTAGCAGAACGTGCTTCATCAGTGTATATTTTTACTATTTGGATATTATTATGGCTTGCAAAGTCCTTTATGGCTCTAATTTGAGCATCTATGCTTTCTTCTCTTTGATTATCTGATGAATAACGTGCATATATAGCTGCTTTCATTTTTTTCTTCCTTCCTAGTACTTATTTAATAAGAATGTATGTTCTTTTTACGTTCTAAAATTAACCAGTTACTTACCTATAACTGGGTTACAATTATATTATTATCAAATTTACTTATTTTATAAGGTGTTCGCTGGGAACACTTTTATATATAATTAAATTTTAATTTAACTATTTCAACTGGAACATTAAATTTACTAGCAATCTGGTTGATTGAATAACCATTTAATTCACTTTCATCTATATCATAAATTGAGAATTCGGCTAAAAACACATTGGCTTCATATTCTATTTTCACCTTATTTAAATAGTTTGTTGCATTGCTAAAAAAACAATTACTTTTAGGGTGGAGAATAGCATGTCCTAGTTCATGAATCAGAACAAAGTGTTGCTCTGATTCTGTAAGACAAGAATTAACAAAAATAACTTTGTTTCTTTTTATATACTTATACATCCCCCATATATCTAAAGGACAATAAATTACTTCAATATTTTCACTATATGCTATTGTTTTAGGATTATCGGTTTTATATTTCTTCTTTAGTTTATTGACCGTTTCTTTTATATACTCTCTATTCAAAATATACCGCCACCTTATTTTTTATATTTATTAGGTGTATATTTTTTCTTGTTTTTAATTTTTATTTGTTCAAGAGCTATATTCATAGCAGCTTCCATTAGATCTAAACCATCATCATCAAGTTCTACACCATTATAATATTTACCTTCATCTTTTTTATTTCTGAAATCATCCATTATATTTTTCAAATCGTTTTGAATATCTTTTTTATCTTTTTCTGTTAATTTTTCAGGATTAAATTTTCTATAAGCACTTTTTCCTAATAAAAAATCAATAGTAACATCAAAAAAAACTGCTAATTTCTTTAATGAATCATTATCTGGAGAACGTCTATTTTGTTCCCACATACCAATTGTACTAGGACTTATATTTAGTATTTTTGCTATAGCAGCTTGTGTCAAATTTTTTTCCTCTCTTAAAATTTTCAAATTATCGCCTAACATATTAATCCTCCAATCTTTAAAATTATAGTATCACAATATGTGTAGGTAATAAATAAATCACACAAAAAGTGTAAAAAAATATTGACAACACAAAACGTGTGATTTATAATAAAAACATAAACACAAAACGTGTGAAACGGGGTGATAAATTAATGAATGAGTTTTTATTAAAATTCAGAAAAGAAAAAAAATTAACTCAGGAAGAATTTTCTGATTTACTAGGAATTACCTTAACATATTATTCCAAGATAGAATTAGGTCTTAGAAATCCTAGTTATAATTTTCTTAATAAATTCAAAAGTGCATTCCCAAATGCATCAATAGATGATATTTTTTTTAGACATTATGCACACGAAATGTGTAGTTGATTTTATATTTAAATTATATCTTTGAAAGAAGGGGAAATACATGTCCAAAAAAGCCACAAAAGCCGTTGATAATATATTCTATAAAGCACGAATGGAAGCAGCAAAGTTCAATGATTCACTAAATAGTAGAGAAGGTGCATCTGAGAAAATTGGCATAGATAGAACCAGATTAGCTCGTATAGAGCTTGGAAGTCTAAATCCTTATCCAGAGGAAGTACTTTTAATTTCGGATACGTACAATGCTCCAGAGCTTTTAAATCATTATTGTTGCCATGAATGTCCAATAGGACAGCATATTGCAATACCAATTAATCAAGAAAATGTTGAAAATATTTATAAGCTTTCAATAAGTATCTTTAATTTGCTTGGTGCAGGCAATGAAATGAGTACAACCCTACTTGATGTTGTTGAGGATGGGAAAATAACAGAAGACGAAAAGCCAAAGGTAGATTATATAGTTGGAAATTTAAAAAAACTTTCTGGATTAACAAACGAATTAGTAATAGCTCTAGAAAAGTTAGAAATTGAATAGATGTGGGGGATGAAATATGGTAGGAGTTTTAAGAAGTACTTATGATAGAAAAACAGGTAAATGCTTAAGCCGAGAAATAATTGAAGTTTTAGACATGACTGATAAAGAATTTTACGCACCAATAGTTGAAATTGAAGCAAAATGCATTATGGAAAAATTAGCAAAAGAAAGGAAAGAGAAAAATGTGCAAAATTAAATGTCCTCACTTTATCCACAATAGCCATAAATTGCGTAGCAAGATTGTGGATAAAAAGAGTAGAAAAGTTCATTTGATTAAATTTTGTTGTGGTAATTATTCTAAATGCAAATTGTGTAAGGAGTGTTAGAAATGAAGAGAAGCGAAGTTGAAAAAATATATCAGGACAATGGATTAAATGATTATAAGCTTACTTGCTTAGAAGACTTAAAAAATTGTCATGGGATTGACGCAGAGCAAATTAATGGTTTTGAAAATTTAACAGATGGGAATAAGATTATTTTTAAAAGATTTATTATTAATTTCTTTAATTCTATGGGCATGGATAGAAAGATGATTACGGTACCAAAAGCTATAAATTATGTTGAAGAAATAGATTATGTAGCACCACATCCTGATGCAGAAGTTGATGAAGATTATAAGGATTGTTATGTAAGTATAGATACGAAAATAATTGTATTGAGAGCAGATGGAAGTAAAAAGCAGTTACACAAATATTCAGATAGTGAGTATAAGCATTTAAAGCCTACAGAGCAATATAGAAAAGAATATTTAAGATTCGCGTTCTTGGAAGGTAAGAGCAAAGTTTGGTTTCATGTAACACATGAGGGAAAACAATGGTATTAATAAAAAAAGAACCTTACATAAAGGTTCAACATTGTTTGAGATACGGATCACTACTCCGTATCTCCATTATATAGAAAAATGGAGGGAATGTAAAGATGATAACAGTATTAGATTTAGGAAATAACAATATTAAGGGATTAACAGATATATGTGGTCCGATTAATTTTAGAAGTAATTTAAGTAGGGATTATGAAGCATATCCAGATGGATTTAATTATGTGCTTTTAGATGGACAATATACTTACTTTGAAAAGGGTACTTTTAGTAAGGAGTATATAAAAACTAATAAAGATTATAAGGCCCAATTACTATATGGAATAGCAAAATTAAATCCTGATGCAGATAGTATAGATACTAATTTAACTTTATTGCTGCCAATAAGTGAAATGGAGCATAAGGCAAAGTATGAGGATGAGTTAAAAAATAAGCAATTTAAATTTACTGTTAAAGCTAACAAGAAAAAGGAAATGATCGTTAAGATAAAAGATGTTTTTGTAGTTCCAGAAGGATATGCAAGTTACTTTACATTGAATGATAAATTGAAGGCAAGTAATGTCTTAATTATAGATATTGGTGGGAGAACAACAAATGTAGTTGCAATGGATTATGGAAAGCCACAAACACTAAATACTTATAAGATTGGTATTTTAGATTTTTATTCAAAGCTTAAGCTCCTAAATGAGGACAAACAGTATAAGTTAGAGGATATTGAAAAAGCAATTCAAAGAGGTGATATTAAAGTCTCTCAAAAAGATTTAGCAGTATTCGCAAATGATGTAATAAATGAGATTAGCTTAGCAGTTAATATAAATCATTACAATGTTGTTTTTACTGGTGGAGGTTCTTTAGTTATAGCTGACATAATAAAAAATAATTTGCCTAAGCAATGCAGCATTCTAGACAATGCTTTGTATTCAAATATAAATGGAGCATTAGCAGTTAGTAAGCAAATTTGGAGCGATGAGAGCAATGGCTAAAGGTATTAGAAAAACTATCATACTTAATGAAAATAATCCAAAAGAGAAATTAATTTTAGATGAATTGGGCAAGCAATACAATTATTCAGAGTTTATAAAGGATGTACTTTTTTCTTATATAAAAAATAACAATAATTTACATGATGATAATTTAATGATAAATGAATTATCACACAATGATAATAAGATGGTAATTCAATTACCACATGATGATAATGAAGTGATAACACAATTATCAAATAATGATAATAACAATTTTTTTATAGATATAAGCAATGTGTCTGATACAGAACTAAAAATTGATACAGATGAATCAGAAAATCCAAGTCAAAATGCTCTAGATTTTCTTAAAAATAATTTTTGAAAGGAGATAGCAATATGAATTATATGTTTGATTCTAATGTGGCTGAAATAGTTGGTGTGGACGGAGCAGTTATGTTGCAGAATATTAGTTTTTGGATAGAAAAAAATAAGGCTAATAATAAGCATTTTTATGATGATAGCTATTGGACGTATAATACCGTAAATGCTTTTGAAAAATTATTTCCTTTTTGGTCTAAAAAGCAGATATCAAGAATCCTAAAAAATTTAATAGAAGGTGGATATTTGATTGATGGGAATTATAACAAGTTAAACTACGATAGAACTAAGTGGTATGCAATTACCCAAAAGGGATATTCCATTTTACCAAATAGGAAAATGGAAGTTACCAAAGAGGAAATTCCAAATGACCAAACAGGGGAACCTATACCAGATATAAACACATATATAAACACAGATATATATATACCAGGTGATGAAGAAGAGATTTGGAATATGTATCCTAACAAAAGGGGAAAGGCTCAAGCTATTAAAAAAATACCTAGTATATTAAAAAAGTATGGTAAAGACCAATTATCTAGATGTGTTGAAAGATATTCTAATGAGGTTAAGGGAAAAGAAAGTCAATTCATTCTTAATGGATCAACATTTTTTAATGGCAGGTTTGAGGATTACTTAGATAATAATTACAAATCTGATACAGCTATCGATATCAAAGGTAATATTGAACCAAAGACAGTAGAAATAGATAAGTCGAAGTTAGGAGATTTGTAGTATGGAAATTCTAGATAGGATGTTACCTAATAACATCGATGCAGAACAAGCAATCATTGGATGCATAATGAGCAATGCAGATAAATTACTAGAAGTAGAATTAATATTACTACCAGAAGACTTTTATGTTGATAAGCACAAGAAAATCTATGAAGTAGTAATATCACTTTTCAACCGAAGTATTGGAACAGATCTAGTTACAGTATTAGAGGAAATGAGGAAAAAGAACTTACTTGATAAGTGCGGTGGTGTGACTTATGTAACAGAGTTAGCAACTTCATATTTTGAAAGCATTAATATTAAAACATATGCAAATATAGTTAAGGAAAAAGCAAATAGACGAAGATTAATTAAAGCAAGTAAAAGCCTTTTAGAAGGAGCTTATGAAGCAGAAGACATTAAGAGTGTTATTGATAATACTGAAAATGATTTATATCAAATATCTAGTAATCAAAATAAAAATGATTTTGTTCCAATTGATAAAGCTGTAGAGAAAGCATTTATCAATTTAGAGAAAAGATTCAATAATGGTGGAGATTTAATTGGACTATCAAGTGGATTTCAGGATTTAGATAAAATTACATGCGGATTGATAAAAAAGGATTTTGTAATAATAGCAGCAAGACCATCAATGGGTAAAACAGCTCTTGCACTAAACATAGGACAAGCAGCCTCCAAAGATGCAAGTGTAGCTATATTCTCATTGGAAATGTCTAATGATCAGTTAACAGATAGATTACTATCAGCTAAATGCTTAATTGAATATTTAAAAGTTAAAACTGGTCAATTGAATGACAAGGAGTTTGAGGATATTTCTATTGGAGCTAATGATTTAATGACAAGAAAACTGGTTTTGGATGATACAACAACTCTTTTAAGTGATATAAAAGCTAAATGTAGAAAGCTAAAAATACAAAAGGGCCTAGATGTTGTAATAATAGATTATTTACAGCTAATAAGAACTACACTGAAAACATCAAGTAGAGAGCAGGAAGTATCAAATATTTCAAGAGAGCTTAAGGCACTAGCTAAGGAATTAGATATTACTATGATTGCTTTATCTCAGTTATCAAGAGCTCCAGAACAAAGAGCGGATCATAGACCGATTTTATCTGATTTAAGAGAATCAGGATCTATAGAACAGGATGCAGATGTAATTCATTTTCTCTATAGAGATGAGTATTACAACAAAGAAACGGAAGATAAAAACATTGCGGAAGTTATTACAGCTAAGAATCGTAATGGACAAACAACCACTACTAAACTTGCATGGTTAGGGCAATTTCAGAGATTTGGTTCTCTAGATGTTATAAGGAGGTAAAGCATATTTCGAAAAGCCGGATAAAACTTTGGAAGAAATTTTTAAGGAATATACAAAAGGCTTTTCGGATGATAAGACAAGAGCTTTTTATAAAAAAATAAAAGAAATAGTAAATTGAAGTACTTGCAGGACTAGGAGCGTTGGCAGGGGTTACGAATTGTTAATGTTAAGGTTACTGCAATAAAAAAATATACAAGGGGAGCAATCCTCTTGTAGTAAATAAGGTGTAAGCATGGATATTAAGATAGATAAAACAATTGAATATAAATTCCTAGAAGCATGGGAAAAAGGAATAGATGATAAAAATGTGATAATTACTAGCAAAAAAAGTGGCGAAAGCTACAGAATTGATATATCAGAAAAGCAGAATAAATTAAAGTTTTATAATCCAGTAATAGCTAATTGGCAGTCATGCACCTATGTGTTACCAGAAGAGATATTTGATGTGTGGTATGTGACCGCAGTATAGGGGGAAGGAGTAACAATTATGAGTAATAATATAAAAGATTTACTAGTAGCAAACGGATATGGATTTTATACAGCAGCATCATGTAGAGAAACTGGCCTGCCTATGTTAGATGGTGGAAGTTATAAAAAATATGCTGATAAATGGTTATCAGCGTCAAGGTGTAAAAGAATAAGGCAACCAGTTAAGGAAGATGAAGAGCCAGTTGCATTTTATAGATGCCAAAATGGATATTGCTCTTTATATAACAGAGAAAATACGGAAGTCAAAAATTTATTAGAATATGTAACTCAATATCAATTAGATATAATGAGACATTGTGTTGGTATAGGAAGAAAAAATAAACCATATAGAAATTATTTTTTTACTCAGGAAACAGATAAAGATTGGAATGAATTAGTTCAAAAAGGCTTAGCTGAAAAAGGCACTAATCATCCAAATAATGATGAATGTATTTACTTTTGGTTAAGCAAGCAAGGACTAGAATTAATTCTTGGAAGATCAGTAAGTGATAAATTTTATAAAGAGCTATAAGCAAAAAATATATATGGAGGGAGATCATGATAAAACAATTAATTGCTAAAGTTAAAGAAAATGCTACAGATGATTGGAAATTAGTAGCTGGATTAGAGATAGCAGTCATTGAGCTACAAGAAAATTCAAATGAATTTTTGGTATTAAGACCTATTCAATTAGATCAAATGGAGAAATTCTTTAAAGTAATGCATGAAACTTTTGGTAAAAACGAATTCTATGAAGATTATGATTATTTCGTATGTTATGCAGTCAGTGAAGATTGTGACGATATTCTATTAACAATCACTAAGGAAAATATAGAGGAATTAAGACAAGCCACTAAAAAAGACGTATTAATTCATAATAAAAATTTAGAGATATTAAAGAAAAATCATAATTGGTATAAATATAAAAATTGATTGTAATAATGCGTAAAGTGTAGATAGGACGCACTAACTAGGGGGTGAAAAATTGATAGGATTAATTGATATTGACAGCAAAATTCCAAACTTAGCATTGATGAAAATATCTAATTATTATAAATCTATTGGCGAAGAAGTGGAATTTGTACAACCTAATAAACAATATGAAAAGATATTTGCCAGTGCTATTTTTACTAGAAGTAAAGATATTTGTTCAAAGCTCCAGGAGCAATATGGAGATAAGATTGAAATTGGCGGTACTGGTTGGGATATAAAGAAAGAACTTGATCCAGTAATAGAAAGTATGAAGCCTGACTATAATCTTTATACTGCTGAAATGATAGCAGCACGTATGCGAGGAATAATGACTAAGCAACGTAAATTTGAGAAAGCAACAGAGATAGTTAATGCAGGTATAGGATTTACTTCGAGGGGCTGCATCAGGAATTGTAAGTTTTGTTTTGTTCCTAAAAAAGAAGGTTGTTTCAGGCATGTAGCTGAAATTGAGGACTTAATAAATCCTAAAAGTAATGTGTTAATACTCAATGATAATAATTTAACTGCAGACCCTAATTGCATTGATAAGCTGCATGAAATAAGAGATAGAAAGTTAATTGTAGACATTAACCAAGGCTGTGATGTTAGGTTAATGAATGAAGATATAGCAAAGGCTTTAAGTGAAGTTAAACATCTTAGAAGCGTTCATTATGCTTGGGATTTGATGGGATATGAAAGCCAGGTACTTGATGGGATAAAAGTATTACTTAAATTCATGAAAGCATGGCGACATATGTGCTTCATGCTAGTGGGATTTAACACAACTTTTGAAGAAGATATGTACAGATTTAGAAAGCTTGAAGAAATGGGAATAAGACCATATGTGATGGTTTATAACGATAAAAAGGATATTAGATTGAAACACTTTGAAAGATGGGTCAATTCTAGAATTTGCAAAGCTTGTGAATGGGAAGATTATGAACCTTGGGTACGTGATCAAGTGATAGCGAATCAAATGAGTATGTTTTAGAAATGTATTAAATAAAATTGGAGTAATTCTAGATAAAAAGTGTGCGCACACCTCCAGACGTGGAGGGAAAGAAAAAATGAAAGAATTAATAGTTGATAATTTCGCTGGTGGCGGTGGTGCTAGTACAGGCATTGAATTAGCGATAGGTAGTTCGGTTGATATAGCAATTAATCATGATCCAGCAGCTATTGCAATGCACAAAGCAAACCATCCAACAAGCAAGCATTATTGTGAGAATGTTTGGGAAGTAGATCCCAAAGAAGCAACAGAAGGAAGACCAGTAGGACTTGCGTGGTTTAGTCCAGACTGCAAACACTTTTCAAAAGCCAAAGGTGGTAAACCAAGAGATAAGAAAATAAGAGGGCTTGCATGGATAGTTCTTAAGTGGGCAGGAACTGTAAAGCCAAGAGTAATTATTTTAGAGAATGTTGAAGAATTTCAAACTTGGGGGCCTTTAAAAAAAGGTAAACCTATAAAAAGTAAAAAAGGTGAGACGTTCAATAAATGGAAAAATCAATTGGAATCACTAGGTTATAAGATTGAGCATAGAGAATTAAGGGCATGTGACTATGGAGCTCCAACAATTAGAAAGAGATTCTTTTTAATTGCCAGGAGGGATGGTATAAAAATAAAATGGCCAGAACCTACACATGGAGATCCAAACAGTTTGGAGGTACAAGCTGGAGAATTAAAACCATGGAAAACTGCAGCTGATATTATTGATTGGTCAATACCATGTAATTCAATCTTTGAAAGAAAAAAGCCATTAGCTGCTAATACTCTTAAGAGGATTGCCAAAGGTTTAGAAAAGTTTGTATTTAATAATCCAGAACCTTTCATTGTAAGCATTGGGCAAACTGGATTTACGGCAGACAGGTCAAGAAGTATACATGATCCACTAAATACTATAGTTTCAAAAGCTGAAGCATGTTTGATAACTCCATACTTAGGAGTTAATACAAGTGGTCATACTGGTGGAGCAGTAGAAGAACCAGTTCACACAATTACAACAGGTGGTCACCATGCATTAATAGCACCAACTCTTATTCAATATCACACTGAAACCACTAAGAATGGAGTAAGAGGGCAATGCATAGATGAACCAATTATGACATTAGATAGTTCTCCCAGATATGGATTGGTAAGTGCTTATATAGATAAAAACAAAAATCATAGAGAAGAAGTTAAAGCATTTCTTACAGAATATTATGGTTGTAGTGTTGGTCAAAGTGTTAAAGAACCATTACATACTATAACAAGCCATGACAGATTAGGTTTGGTTATGGTTCATGGTAAAGATTATGAGATAACAGATATAGGGTTAAGAATGTTAGAACCACATGAATTATTTGCAGCACAGGGATTTCCTAAAAATTACATCATAGATAAGGATTTTAATGGTAAGACTTATCCCAAAACTAAGCAAGTAGCCAGATGTGGGAATGCAGTACCACCACCATTTGCAAAAGCACTAGTTGAAGCAAATTTACCAGAACTATGTAAGGAAAATAACTTAAATGAAGTAGGCTAGTCCTACGCAATACTAATAATTTGTGAAACATGGAGGAAATTATGATATATGAATATGGCGCAGGTTATTTTTTTAATCCAGAGAAATTAAAAGAAATGCCGCTTATTAAAAGAAGGTATGAAGAGTATAAACATAGATTTATAAAAAATGGTGGACTAGAAAGTGATGAAAGATTGCTAACATTTAATGAATGGAAAGAAAAGCAGGAAGAGGATTAAAATATGTTAAAAGTAAGAGTAACTTTTGTTGACGATAAAGATGGACAAGAAGAACTTGATGAAGCAAAACAAATATTTAAAGATAATTATAGAATTTTAAATGAAAGTAGAATTTATAAAGGCAGAAATAAAAGTAAATATTCTAATGTTTATTTAGAGATTGAAAAAAGAAAATAATAAAAAGGTGTTCATCACGAACACCTCACCAGATTAGAGAATACACCTTGGAACGTAAGTTCTCTAATCAACCTATCTAAATTATACCATATAAATTTGATAAGGGATAGGTGAAAAACATGAGTGAGAGAATAAAAAAGGAATTAGCATTATATAAATTAAGAGAAATTGAAATTGATGATATGAAGTTAAAAGTTGAAGAATTAAAAATTGGAGAACAACTTGGGGCAATGAATTATGAGGAAAAAGTGCAAAGTTCTATGAATTGTAAAAATAATGATTATGTTATGAATGAAATAGAAACATTAGAAAAGAAAATAAGATTTAATGAGATTGCCAATAAGAGAATTGACAATGCATTAAAAAGATTAGATATAGATGAAATAGAAATAATACAAAAGGTGTTTATAGAAAAGAAAAGTGTAACACGTGCATCACAAGAGTTGTTTAAATCACGAAAAAGTATTAAGAAGTCCATAGATAGGGCATTTGATAAATTAAAATTAGCTTAAGGGGTAGCAGGAAGGGTATCAGAAAAGGTACCATAAAGGTAGCAGTAGGGGTAGCAGGAAAGGTACCATAAAGGTAGCAGCAAAAGTACCTATTCAGTACCAAAAAAATATTATATACTGTATGTGGTTAAAGAAATAAATAACCTCTCATAAATTCTCAATACCCTTTTATAATACAGAAAGCACTTATTTAGGTGCTTTTTTATTATGCAATTTTTTAATAAAAGGAGGTTAGATCATGCGAAAGAAGATGAAATTAAATATTAGATTTGTGGGGAATGAGGTTGTATGTGCTAAGTCTCCTATAAATTGCAATGGGTGTGATAATAAAAAGAATTGTGAACAAATAGAAGTATATTATTCTCCTTATGCTAAAAAGGATATAGAAGAATGCTTTAAAAATGATGAAAGGAATAGGTGAGGTAGGTGAAATGATATGGGAAGGAAAAGACCTGCTAAACCAATTACAAATACAGAAAAAGTTCTTGATATACAAGATTATTTAAAATACAGAAGTGAACGTAATTATGTTTTGTTTGTAGTTGGTATAACAACTGGATATAGAGCAGGGGATTTAGTTACATTAAAAGCTAGAGATGTAAGAGAAGCTCTCAAGAAAAGTGAGTTTACTATTTTTGAAGGCAAGAAAAAGAATTCTAAAAATATTAGAGAAAAAAACAGGAAACCTAGAACGGTTGAAATAATACCAAAGGTTGCAAAATTACTTAAAGATTATATTAGAGAAATGAAAGACTATGAGTATTTATTCAAATCTAGGAAAGGCACAAATAAGCCTATAGGTGTACCAGCAGTTAGTAATATATTAAAAGAAGCTGGAGAATATTTTGGATTATATGATATAACTGCTCATAGCATGAGAAAAACTTATGCATATAAAATATATATTGAAAGTGATAGAGATATTGTTGCAGTAAAAGAATTATTAGGTCATAGATCAATAGAAGAAGCAAAGTTATATATAGGTTTGGATAGAGAAAGATATCATCAATACAGTAAGTCGTTAGGTGACTTTGTAAGATGATATTTTTATTTTTTTGGATATGAATGTTTAATAAATTATTGTATTAATATTTAAGGCCAAAAAATAAAGACATATAGAAGAGGAGAAATTTTAAAATGAATGTGTTATTCTCCAATATAATAAAACATTCAAATAGAAAAATACGAACGTTAAAATTAACAGAAATAATTAATATACGCATTAAATTAATATAAAAATGAGGTGGTAGTTAATGAGGCATACAGCATTTAAATGTGGTGAGTGTGGTGTTATAAATGTATTTGAATCTAATCGCAGTGAAGGTAGCAGATGCATGAAATGTAGTGGGTATTTAACTCCGATTGGTGAATGTGTAGTTAAAAGCGATATAAAAAATACATTGAAGGTTGGAATATCAGTTGATACTAATGATATAGATATAGCATTAAAAAAGGTTAATTTACTAAATGATAGGATAAATGATGTTGTGCTAAGAATTGGTGAATTAAAAGATAAGGATGCGGAAATAAATACAATTCTTAAATCAGGTGTTATTAGTGATAAGAATGTTTGTGCTGGAATGACAAAAATAATAATACAATCAAGTTGTCGCATTAGAGAAAACGATCTAGAAGAAATAGAAAGAAAGTTAAGTGAAAAGCTTGGAGTAAAAGTTGTGATGCTAAATGGTGGCATGGAAATAGTAGCAATTGAAGCGAGAGCAAACAATGGCTAAAGAGTTTGCAAAAAGATTTTATAACAGTAAAGAGTGGAAGAAATGTAAGGCTGCTTATATTAAATCAGTGTATGGATTGTGTGAGAGATGCGGTAAGCCTGGATACATTGTGCATCATAAGAAGGGACTAACACTAAACAATATTAATAATCCAGTTATAACACTTAACCATGATAACTTGGAGTATCTATGTTTAGATTGCCATAATGCAGAGCATGACTTTAATAGAGAAAAGAAAAGTGTAACTAAGAAAGGTTATAAGTTTAATGAAAAAGGAGAATTAGTTCCAAGTCCATAGCCCCCCATAAAATCATTGTGAGGGGTGCTGACGTAGACCGTATAGGGGACAACAATTTTCCTCCGAACGAAATTTTGAAAATAGGAGGGGGTATATTTTTGAGCATTTCCGAACAATTAGACCGAGATAGAAAAATAAAACAAGAAATAAATAAAATTAAAAAGATATTCAAGGATTTCCCAAAAGATAAAATTAAAGTTCTTGAAGGGTTGATTAATGAAGCTGCATTTATGAAAGTATCCCTGGAAGATACAAGATCGGATTTAATTAAAAATGGATTAACTGAATTGTTTGAACAGGGTGAACAATCTTTTAACAGAGAACGACCAGAAGTTAAAATTTACACAACTTTCATGCAACGTTATTCAGGAGTAATGAAACAGTTAATTGACTTGCTACCAGTTGAAGTAAAAAAACAAGAATCAGATACTCTTATGGAATTTATTAAAAAAGGCAAATTAAAGTAATGAATTATATAGAAGAATATTACAACAAAATTATGTCAGGTAAAATTGTTGCATGTAAAAGAATTAAACAAGTGTATACAATGTTAGTTGATAAATTACACAATCCTGAGAAATATTATCCTTGGGTATTTGATGAAGAATTAGCTGATAGACCTATTGAATTTATAGAAACTTTTTGTAAACAAGCACAAGGAGAACTTGGAGGAGCTTTAAAACTGGAATTATTTCAGAAAGCAAAGCATCAAGCAGTATTTGGTTTTGTTCATAAGGATACTAGATATAGGCAATATCAAGAAGTACTTGACATTCGAGGTCGTAAAAATGGAAAGACAACAGAGCTTGCAGCAGATGAAACTTTTATGCTAGTTGGTGATGGAGAAGGTTCTCCAGAATGTTATATTATAGCCACTAAGTTAGACCAGTCAAAAAAGGGATTTAATGAGTGCTATAAAATGATTCAGCAATCACCAGATTTAAATAAACATCTTAAGAAAAGAAAGTCAGATATATATTGTCCTTTTAATTATGGAAGCCTTCAAGCGTTAGCAAGTAATTCTAATGGTCTTGATGGCTTAAATTCTCATATGGTTACTATAGATGAATTAGCAGCTATAAAAAATAGAGATATATATGATTTAATGAAGCAGTCAATGAGTAGTAGAAGGCAGCCATTATTAGATTGCATTACCACTAATGGTTTTATAAGAGGTTCAATATTTGATTCCCAATATGATTACGCATGTGGAGTACTTGATGGAAAAATAAAAGATGATAGATTTATAGCGTTTATTTATGAGTTAGATGATAAAGACGAGTGGGATAAAGAAGACATGTGGATTAAAGCGAATCCAGGATTAGGCTCAATAAAAAAGATTGAATTTCTTAGAGATTGCGTAAATAAAGCTAAATCAGATCCAGCTTTTAAAGCTACTGTTATGGTAAAAGATTTTAACATGAAGGAAAACTCAGCATCAGCATGGTTGCGTTGGGATGAACTTAACAATGAAGCTTTATTTAATCTTAAAGAAATGGGATTCAGGTATGGAATTGGATGTTTCGATTTAGCAGAAACTACTGACTTAGCATCAGCTAAAGTATTATGTATGAGACGAGAAGATCCTCATATTTATGTTATCCAAATGTACTTTATACCACAAGAAAAATTAAACAATGAAGATACAAATAATGAAGATGATAAAGTTCCATATAAATTATGGGAAAGTCAAGGGCTTTTAAGAGTGTGTCCAGGTAATAAAGTTAACAAATATGACATGCTTGAATGGTTTAAGGAAATAAGAGACATTTATGATATTTATATACCTTGGATTGGTTATGATCCTTGGCATGTTGATGATAGTTTACTTCAAGCATATAAAGATGAGTTTGGTTCTGAATCAATGATATCAGTTAGACAAGGAGTTTATACACTTAGTTTTCCTATGAAAGAATTAAAAGCAGATCTGACAGCTGATAGGATAATTTATAATAACAATCCTATAGACAAATGGTGTTTATCTAACATGGAAATTAAAACTGATATAAATAATAATATTCAACCAATAAAGGGTACTGATAATAGAAAGCGTATTGATGGTGGTGTGTCATTAATAATTGGATATGTAGTTCTTTTAGATAAAATGAGTGAGTATGAAACTATGATGTAGGAGGGAGGTGAGCAATTGGGAATACTAAGTAGATTCTTTAATAAAGACTCGTCAGTTACTAGGTTTGAAATGATAACCGATAAAGGAAATGGTTTCTATGCATGGAATGGGAATTTATACAAAAGCGACATAATAAGAGCATGTATAAGACCAAAGGTAAAAGCAATAGGTAAATTAGTTGCAAAGCATGTGAGGGAAACTGTTACTTTAGATGGGTCTATAGATACCAAGGTTAATCCAGAGGTATACATTAGATTTCTATTAGAAGAGCCAAATCCGTATATGACAGGACAGATGCTGCAAGAGAAAATTACTACTCAACTTCAACTAAATAACAACGCTTTTATTTACATAAATAGAGATGATAATGGATATGCTACAGAGCTTTATCCAATACCAGCATTAGGTGTAGAAGCGATATATGATAATCAAGGACAATTATATTTAAAATGTACTATGAGAAATGGAAAGACATTTACTTATCCATATTCAGATATTATTCATATTAGGCAAGATTACAATGAAAATGATATTTTCGGAGAGAGTCCTAAACAAGCTTTATTACCATTAATGGAAATTATAAATACAACTGATCAGGGGATTGTTAAGGCTATAAAAAATAGTGGGATAATCAAATGGTTATTAAAGTTTAATCAAACATTGAGACCAGAGGATTTAAAGAAACAGACAAAGGAATTTACAGAGAATTTTTTATCATTAGATAATACTGGTGGTGCAGCAGGTGTTGATAGTAAATGTGAAGCTCAACAAATAGATCCTAAAGATTATGTACCAAATGCAGCTCAAATGGATAGAACTATAACAAGACTCTATTCATTTTTTAATACTAATGAGAAAATAGTTCAAAGTAAATATGATGAAAATGAGTGGAATGCTTATTATGAATCAGAAATTGAACCAGTAGCAATGCAACTTAGTGGCGAGTATACTAGAAAACTTTTCTCAAGAAGAGAAAGGGGATTTGGAAATTCAATAATATTTGAGGCTTCAAATTTACAATATGCTTCAATGTCTACTAAATTAAATTTATTGCAAATGGTAGATAGAGGTGCTTTAACGCCAAATGAATGGAGAAGAATACTTGGAGGATTAGCACCAGTAGATGGAGGCGATAAGGCAATTAGAAGATTAGATACAGCCGTAGTGAAAGGGGGTGAATAATGATGCCGAAAATCAACATTAAAGGGCCTATTATAGATAGTAGCCAACAATGGATTTATGACTATTTTGAAATAGAAGCAACTTCACCAAGTAAAGTAAATAAAATTTTATCATCTGTAAATGGAGTTGAGGATTTAGAAGTAGAAATAAACTCATGTGGTGGAGATATATCAGCAGGCAGTGAAATTTATACTGCCATTCGAGGATATAATAAAGGAAATGTAACAATAAATATTGTAGGTAGTGCATACAGTGCTGGTTCAGTAATTGCAATGGCAGGAACTTGTTATATGAGTCCAACGGCTATGATGATGTGCCATAAAGTATCATGTGGTGCGAGTGGAGATAGCAATGTGATGGATAAAACTTCCCAAGTTTTAAAAGTAGCAGATCAAACGATAGCAAACGCATATGTAGCTAAAAGTGGCATGAGCATGGAAGATGCATTAAAGATGATGGACGAAGAGACTTGGCTGACAGCTCAGCAAGCAAAAGAAAGAGGACTTATAGATGGAATTATGTTTGAAAATAATAATTCTGTTACAAGTTCTTTTTTTAATTCATTTAACGGAATGATACCGCAAGAAATAATAGATAAAATGCAAAATGAAAAACTCAATAATTTTGCTGAAAAGGACAATGTTAAATTAAGAAATAGACTGAATTTTTTAAAATTGAAAGGTGGAATATAAATTATGAAATTTAAAAATAAACAAGATTACTTAAACCAAAGAACAACGCTTATGAATACTATTGAAAAGATGATGAACACTGCTACAAATGAAGAGATTGAAGCCAAAATGCAAGAAGTAGAGGCTATGGATAATGCATGGGCAGATCAAGCAAAGGAAATGGCAAATAAAGCAGCTTTGGAAGATAAATTTAAAGTACTTAATCTTGAAAACCAAAGTGTTGATGTTACAGGAAAAATTATTGATTCTACTGGTGATATACCTTTAAATGACGAGAAAGAACCTAAAGCATATAGAAATGCATGGGCAAAAGATATGCTTGGTATGAAGCTTACGGATGAAGAAAGTAAGGCTTTTAAGTTTGTGAATGAAGCATTTACACATACAACAGAAAATACAGGGGTAGTTATTCCAGAAACAGTTGTTGCAGGAATATGGAAAGAAGTAGGGGAGCAATATCCACTTTGGAATGATGTTTTTAAAACATTTGTAAAAGGAAAAGTCACATTATTAAAATCTGATACATCAAGTAAGGCATCTTGGTATGATGAAGCTACTGAAACAGAAGATGGTAAAGAAACATTTGCAGAAGCAACACTGAATGGTTGCGAATTATCTAGAGATATTACAGTATCATGGAAATTACAAGAGATGGCAATAGAAGATTTCATACCATTTATTCAAAGTCAATTATCAGAAAAAATGGGAGCAGCATTAGGATATGGAGTAACAAATGGTAAAGGTCAACCAGGTGAAACAGATACATTTAAACCAGAACCTAAAGGGATTATTACTACACTTAATGGAGAAAAGGATACTCCACAAGTAATTACTTATTCAGATGCAGATCCATTAACTTATAAGAAATGCACTAAGGCTATGTCACTTATAAAAGGTGCTTATAAACAAAAAACAGCTATTTATGCAAATGGAACAACTATTTGGAATGAACTAGCTAATATTGTAGATACTACTGGCAGACCATATTTTGTTGCAAATCCAATTGATGGTGGAGTGGGAACAATATTCGGTAAGGTTGTTAAGGAAGATGATAGTATTCCAGAAGGAAATGTTTTATTTGGAGATGCTTATAGTGGGTATCATGCAAATATTAATAAACAAGTTTCATTGGATAGTGAAGATCATAAGAAAAAGAGAGAGACTGATTACATTGCATATGCTATAGCAGATGGAGGCGTAAGATCAACAAAAGCATTTGCATTAATAAAAAAGGGATAGAGGGGATAATTAATGCTAGAAAAAATTAAATCAGCATTAAGAATTGATGATGACAGCCTAGATGAAGAAATACAGGATAATATAGATGCAGCTAAGTCAGATTTAAAACTTAGCGGTATACTAGAAAGCAAAATACTTGAAACTGATCCATTAATCATAAGAGCAATTAAAACATTCTGTAAGTATGAATTATGTACAGATGATAAAGAAGCCGATAGGTATAAAGAATCTTATGAAAATATAAAAATTCATTTATCATTGTCTATTGACTATACGGAAGAGGTAGCACCATGAGTATAGAAGCTTTAAACAAAAGAATAGAAGTGTGGGGAAATGTAGAATTTGAAAATGAACTTGAGGAAAAAGATTTTAGACCAGGTAAAATTAAGGATAAGCCTATATGGGCATCAATAATACCACAAACAGGTTCATTGCAAAAGCAACAAGCTAATACAGTGCTATCCGATGTAACACATAAAATTAAAGTTAGGTATGGAGCAGGTAAGGATATTACTCAAGACATGTGGCTAATACATCAAGGGCGTAGATTTGACATTAAATATATATTAGATCCTTATTTTGCTCACCAGTTTCTTGAAATATTCTGTGAAGAAATCATAGGAGGATAGATAGATAGATATATGAGTAGTGATGGATTTGATTTCAGCGAATTAACTAAATTTGAGAAAAAATTAACTGAAAAAGCCAATGATACTATGCCAAAAGAAAGTAGAAAATTTATAAAAAAACAAGCTAATAATCTTAACAAAAAAAATAAAGCGGTTTTTAAAAGTAAAGGAATAGGTCAAGAAACAGGAAATTTACTTAAAGGATTTAAATCAGGTAAAGCTTATAAATATAGAGGCGTTTGGTCTGCAAGAGCTTTTAATAATAGCCCACATGCTCATTTACTTAATGATGGTTTTATGTGGAAACCACATAAAAACGTTGCGAAAGGACAATCACATAAGCAAACTGGCGAAGAAAAATTTATTCCTGGATTTCATTTCATGGAAGAGGCTGCTAAAGCATTTGAAAGTGGTTTCTATTCAGACGTTGAAGACTGGTTATATGAAGTGTTTATAAAGGGGTTGTAACATGATTACACTGAAACAAATAAATAAGGCTATAAATAATACAATAAAATCTGCATTAGTAAATACTGAGTTTGATGATGTTGAAATTATATCAGAAGATACCGCAGAAGCATTAAAAAAAGATACAGATGGATCATATATAAATGTTATAAGACCATCTATAAAAGTTACATTTGATACTACACAATCAGGAAAATTTAATAGCCAATTAAAAGAAAGAAACCTTCCAGTGAGGGTTTATTTTTTTGCAAAAGATAAGAATAAACCTAAACTAGATAATTTGGCAATGCAGGATTTATTAGAAAATATATTTCTAGAGGATGTAAAAGTCACAGATACATTTTATATGCCGATTGCTGAAGATGAAGACATAGAATGCAGCACAACTGATGGAGTATTACAAGTTGCATTTGATTTATATTCTCTTGAGGAAATATATGATGATTCTAACTTAGAACCAATAGAAGAATTAAACTTCAATTTAAATTTAGAAGAATAGGAGTGATGATATGACAGTTACAATGCCAAATATTGATGTATCATTCAGTCAAAAAGCGGCTTCGCTTCCTAAGAGAAGTGAAAGAGGTTATGCAATATTAATAGTTAAAGATGATACAAGCGCAATGTTTAATTATAAAGAATATTCCGATATAACTGAGATAGACACTGATAAGGAATTATACACAGAAGGTAACTTACAATATTTAAAAGACATATTTACATTTGCCCCATATAAGGCTTGTGTAGTGAAAATTGGGAATACAGCAACTATTTCTGATGCACTAAAAATTGTTATCGAGAATGTAAAAACAGGATGGATAACAATGGCAGATGGTGGAACAGAAGATTTTACAACCTTATCAAGTTGGATAAAATCGCAAGTTGCTAATAAAAGAACTTATAAAGCGGTAGTATACAATGTAACTTCACCAGATGAAAAGCATATAGTTAATTTTGTTAATACAAAGATAACTTTTAATGATAGTAGGAGTGAACAAACAGGAGAAAAATATTGTCCAAGTCTTATTGGAATTTTAGCAAAATGTAATATTACTCAAGGCTGTAATTACTTTAAATGTACAAATCTTAGTAAGGTTTCAGAGGTTGATGATAGAAATGAGGCTCTAGGTGCAGGTAAGTTTATTTTAATTAATGATGGTGCCGATGTTAGAATTGCACGTGGAATTAATAGTTTAACTACTACTGATGGGAAAACAGCTACAGAAGATATGAAAGAGATAGAAGTAGTTGAAGCAATGGATCTTATGCAAGATGATATTTCAACTACATTTAAAGAGGATTATCTCGGTGGTGGATATAAGAATAAATATGATAATCAAATTTTATTTATTTCAGCAGTTAATGGCTATTTTAAAAAATTATCAGCTAATGGAACAGACGTATTAGATGAAGAATATGAAAATAAAAGTGATATAAATGTTGAAGAACAAAGAGCAGCATGGATAGCAGCAGGCACAAATGAGGCTAAAGATTGGACAGATATCCAAGTTAGAAAAAATACATTTAAGAGAAGTTTATTTATTAATGCTAATGTGAAAATATTACAAAGCATGGTTGATTTAGACTTTGCAATTAATTTAGCTTAGAGAGGAGGAAATAAACATGGGAAATCAAGCATTAGCGAATAAGGTTTTGACAGGCAGCAGTGGTAATCTGTGGTTTAATGGACAGCTTTTAGCTAATTTAAGTAAGATTGAAGCTAAAGTAAAAGGTAATTTTGAAACGGTTGAGTTTTGTGGAGATAATGCAACATATAGCAGATATAATGGGTGGTCAGGAGAAGGTACTCTTACAGTAAAAAAAGTTGATAGTACAATATGGAAGATTTGTGCTGATGCATATAAAAGTGGAGTTATGCCAGATATAAAATTAATATCAAGTTTAACTGATAAAGCAACAGGAAAAAGTGAAAAAGCGAGTATAGAGGGAGTAGTAATAACTGAATTCTTACTTGCTGGGTTTGAATCTAAAAAAATAATTGAAGAAGAGTTTCCGTTTAACTTTGGAGACTTCGATGCTATTGAAACTATTTAATATTAAGATGCTTATAATTAAGCATCTTTTCAATTTTAAAATAAAATTTTGGAGGAATATTATGAACAAAATGTCATTAGAGGATTTTATTAAAAAGGGATTAGAGAAAAGTGAAGGAATAAGGAAAGAAGCGGATATAGAGATAGAAGGATATGGACCTATAAGCTTTATAAGACCTACAGAAGATAATCTTTTAGAGTATTTAGATGCTCAGGCAAATGCAATTAAGATGAATAAAAATGAAGAGATAATCGGTACAGATTATAAATTATTGATCAATGCGTCTAAAGAATTCATTTATTTTTCTTGTCCATTTTTACAAAATCCAGAATTGCATAAAGCTTGGGGAATAAAAGATCCTTTAGATGCACCAGTAAAGGCTTTTGGAGTTGAAAATTTAGCTGGAATAGCTAAAAAGATAAAGGAAACTTTTGGAGATGGTAAAAAGACTAAAGAAAAATTAAAAAACTAATAAGGGGGAATGGCAAAGGAGAGATAGGACCATTATTTTGGTTAGGTTATTTCTTTGAATGTGGTCATTCCCTCGAATATTTATGGAGTTTACCTAAAACTCAAAAAGAGCTTTTAATGGAATATGTTATTTATAAAAATGAATTAACGAATGCTAAACCACCCAAAAATTAATGTGGAGGTGATAATTTGGCATCTAAAGTAATTAATACCATATTAAATTTGAAAGATAATTTTAGTGACACTATTCAGAATGTTGCTAAAAATACTCAAGGATTTAAGTCTGGTATGAAGGATACAGAAGATCAGGCTGTTAAAATGAAAAAAACAGTTAGTGAAGCTTTTAGTATTGTTAAAGACTCTATGCTTAGGGGAATCGGCTTTGGTGCTGGTATGGATATATGGGAGAGCATGAAAGATGGTATAGTTGAAACTGTTACTTTCGGAAATGAGCTTCAAAAATCTCTAAATGGAGTTATGACATCTAGTGGACTTGCTGAAACTGGCATGGATAGAATGAAAAATGTCATGCTAGATATATACAATGATAATTTTGGAGAGAATTTCGAAGAGATAGGCGAAGCATTAAAAGCAGTAGGAGAGCAAACTGGATATACTGGTGATGATTTAAAAGGACTAACTGAAAATGCAATAGCATTAAAAGATACTTTTGGATATGAGGTAAATGAATCTGTTAGATCAGCATCAACTTTAATGAAACAATTTGGAGTAGATGGTGATGAAGCATTTAATTTAATTGCACAAGGGAAACAAGGCGGATTAGATTTTAGTGGAGAAATGTTAGATTCTATCAATGAATATAGTGTGCAATTCAAAAAACTTGGATTAAATGCTGAAGATATGTTTAATGTATTCTCAGCAGGATCACAAGAAGGTGCTTTTAATTTAGACAAAGTTGGAGATGCAGTTAAAGAATTTTCTATAAGAGCTGTTGATGGAAGTAAAACAACAGAAGATGGATTCACTCAGCTTGGATTTAATGCTGATGATTTAGCAGCTAAATTTGCTCAAGGCGGAGATAGCGCAAAAGATACTTTTGAGGATGTTATTGCAGCTTTATCAAATATGAAAGACCCTTTAAAACAAAGCCAAATAGGCGTCGAACTGTTTGGAACGCAATTTGAAGATTTAGGTATAAACGTAATTGAAAGCTTAGGAAATGTTGATGGAGAAATAAGCAACACATATGATGCTTTGGCACAAATAAACAAAATAAAATATAGCGATGTAGGTAGTGCATTTGAGGGAATTAAACGCAATATTCAAACAAGCGTATTAATTCCAATCTCGGATGCTGTACTACCGCGTTTAAATGATTTTGCAAATTGGTTTAGAAGTAATATTCCTGAAATAAAAGAAGATATAGGTGGAGTAACTAATACTTTTTTAAGTGTTGGAGGTTCAATTATAGACAAAATTGTGCCTTCGCTTGGTAATTTAATAGGTTCTGCATCTAATTTGGTAAGCACCATTTATAATAGTGTTGTACCATCATTTTCGGCTGTAACACCTGATAATTGGGATTCTGTAAGTGATGCTATTTCTGGAATAATTGATGGGGCTACAGGAGTAGTTAATTTTGTAAATGACAATTGGCCAACAATTGAACCAGTTGTATATAGTATAGTTGGAGCAATTGCTGCATGGCAGTTAGCTATTGTTGGAGTTAATACTTGGATTGGGATTACAACATTTGCAACTAGTGCATGGGGAACAATAGAACTTATGATTTGGGGAATACAAAATGCTACAAGTGCCTGGGAAGCAGCACAATGGCTGTTAAATGTAGCAATGGATGCAAATCCAATTGGAGTTGTAACACTTGCAATAGCTGGTTTAGGATTTGCAATATATGAAGTTGTAAAACACTTTAAAGATATTTGTGAATGGGCAGAAAATGCATGGGGAAAACTTAAGAAGTTTCTTGGATTAGATGGCTCTACAGTTAATGTAACAGCAACAGAAACAGTTACATCTGTAACAAATGGAAGCGGAGATCCAGTGTATACAAGAACGCCTATGAATGCAACAGGAACACATTATTGGCCTGGTGGCCCTACTAGAATGAATGAGTTTGGAAATGGAGAAATGGCAATACTGCCAAGTGGATCGAAAGTTATTCCGGCAGGTCAAACAGATAAGATATTGAATAATAGTGGTACACCAATAATTGTACAAGTAATAGTTCAAGGGAATATGGTAGGCAATGAAGAGTTTGCAGACCAAGTAGGACAACATATTTTTAACAAATTATATTATCAAATGGTTAATTCATAGAAGGGAAGGTAATAAATGAGTAATTATAATATTTATGTTAGTGATTATAATAGAACAAAAGTATTACAATTTCCAACGATTCCACCTAAGTTACCTTCCTTTTCTAGTGATAGCAAGAATGAGGAGTTTGAAACTTATTGGGATATACCATATAACTTTATTGAGAAAAAAGGATTAATTAAAAGTTCCTGGAGTGATTGGCTTCCAAGAGACGCAAGTAAGTATTATTTCTCTAAAAGTAAAGTTAAAGCAAAGGAAATAATCGATTTAATTGAAAATGCTAAAACTAATGCTGAACCTATTCGAGTGGTAATAAGTACTCCTGATGGATATTATGTAAATGATTCTTTTAGCGTTGAAAAATTTGAGCATTCAATAATGAAAAATGGCGATTATGAATATAGCTTAGATCTTAAGCAATGGCGAGATTATAATACTATTATTACGCAAACTAGCACAGTAGGATGGCAACAAGATAATACTGGATGGTGGTACGTATATGATGCAAATGGAAGTTATTATATGGGGAATTGGCAGCTTATAAATAATGAATGGTATAATTTTAGGCCAGATGGCTATGCACAACAAAATAGTTGGCTTCAAGATGGAGGTTATTGGTATTATTTTAAAGATAGTTGTGCTATGGCTAGAAATGAATGGATTCAATATAAAAATAAATGGTATTATTTTGGTTCTGATGGAGCAATGTATTTTAGTGGATCTGCGACAATAGATGGAGTTAAATATACATTTGATGATGATGGAGCTTTAATTGAAAGTTAGGTGATAATGTGTATAAGCTTATTGTTAATAATCAAGATATTTTTAATGATGGCAATACTGTTTCATGGGGTGGAGATACAGATAACTTGGGGAGTCAATTAACTTTTGATAGTATAAAAGAAATTCCTACTGGAACAGTTGTGCAGCTATTTAATGACTCATTAGAAATTTTTAGAGGAATTGCATTTCATCCAATTAAAAAAAGATGGATATGGAGCTATACTTGCCAGGACTATAGCTATTATCTTAAAAATAATAAAATTTCTGTCAAACAATTTTATAATATGAGAGCGGATGATGCTATAAGATCCTTAGCTAATGAAGCTTATTTAATCTGTATAATAGCAGATATGCCAACTCCTATAAGCAAAACTTATTCGAATACTACTATGGATAAAATAATAGACGACATTTTAGAACAAGCTAAAAATGACCAGGGAGCAACATACTTTAAAGAAATAGAAGGCAATATTTTATATATTAGAAAGCTTTCAGAAATGAAAATTAATCCTAAAATAATTTTGCCTAAGCAAATAGATATAGATATGTCAATGGAGAAAATGAAAAATAGGATAACTGTAACAAGCGGAAATGATGATAATGCAAAAGTAGAAGCTACAGCAGAAGATACAAGTCAACAAGGATTCTATGGAGTTTTAAGTGATAATTTCAATGTAGAGGATAAAAATATTGCACAAGCTCAAAATATTGCTAATAATGCTTTAGCAAATAGCAATAAAATAGAATATTCAGCTACTTTAAATGATATGATAGCACTTAAAGATGGAGATTTAATAAAGCCTAATAGAATGATTTATTTGCAAGCAGGAAGTAGATTGAATGGCTATTATAAAATAAAAAATGCAAATCATAAATTACAAAATGGATTGCATAAGGCAAGTATTACAGTTGTTTGGTAGGTGAAAAATGGATAGATATGATGTTGGAATTATGAAATTTTTTAGGGAAAGAGATAATAAAGATCCAGATGAAGCTAAAATAGGCAAAATAATTTCATTAAATCCTATGAAGGTATCCTTATTTGGAGGAGCAGCTATATTTATAGAAAATGATGATCATACTCCTCTCTATGTATGTGAGGATCTAAGAAAAATAACTGGAACTATAGAAATTGAAGGCAATGAATCTAAAAATTTTATTATAACAAGAGAACTAAATAATGGGGATAGTGTTTTATGTATTCCCATTTTAAATGGTCATGCTTATGTTGCAGTAAAGAAAGTGTAAAAGAGGTGATATAGTTTTGTTTCCGAATCAAGAAGTAGTTAACACAATAGACAAATTAGATGATACAAATTCAATAAGTAGTAAAGGTAAATCTCCATGTTTCAATTTTGAAACAGGAGATTTTTATGTTAAAGATGGAAGAGTAGAAACAATAAGTAAGCACGAGGCTTTAAAGCAATGGATTCAAAAAACTATTAGAACAGATAAAAACAAATACAAAATATATAATACAAACAATACTGAAAAATATGGTGTTGATTCGCTTTTGGATTTAATAACAAGCGATTATCCTTTAGCTTATAAGGAAGCGCAAATTCAAATTATAATTACAGAAGCATTATTAAGAAATTCTGATATAAAAGCTGTAAATAATTTTGTGTTTAAAAAGGATAAAAGGTTACTTAATTGCACTTTTGATGTTATTAGTATTTATGGCACAAGCACAGAAAGTGTGGTGAGATAGAAAATGAGCGATAGCAGAGATGTTATACAAGCTAGGCTATTAACCAATATAAATGATTCGTACAATAAGTCTGAGGGTGAATTTATGTATGATGCGGAGATGCCAGTTGCAATTGAACTTGAGGGCGCATATACGGAAATTGAAGGCGTATTAGATAAGAGATTTGCAGAAACAGCTACTGGAAAAGATCTTGATAAAGTAGTAAAAGATGTTGGATTAACGCGTAAATTAACAACTCAATCTATTGGGAAAGTTACAATTACTGGAGTGGTCGGTGCTCCTATAAATAAAGGTGAATTAGTAGCTAGTGATAATGTTAACTTTGAATTCACAGAAACATTGGTTATACCTGAAAGTGGGAGTATAGATGTTTCGGTAAAATGTGTGAAATACGGTGAGGTCGGTAATATACCAGTTGGGGCTATTAAATATTTTCCAAAGACACTTTCAGGACTTCAAAAAGTAATTAATAAAGAAGCTATTTCAAATGGATATAATGAGGAGACTGATGAAGAGTTAAGAAAAAGGTATTATGCTAAAATCCGGACTCCTGCAACGTCTGGGAATAAATATCACTATAGAAATTGGGCATTAGAGGTAACAGGTGTTGGAGATGCAAGAGTATTACCTTTATGGAATGGGAACGGAACTGTAAAAGTTGTTATTATAAATTCTAATAAGACTGGAGCTGATAGAACATTAGTAGATAGTGTTAAAAATTATATCGATCCAGTTGATGGAATGGGCGAAGGACAAGCACCAATTGGAGCAACAGTAACGGTTGTTTCAGCGATTGAAAAGGCAATAAATATAACTGCAAATGTGAGCATAACTAATGGAGTTAATCTTGGAGTAATACAAACAACTTTTAAGACATTGGTAATAGAGCATTTGCAAAGTATTTCATTTAATGCTTCATATATAAGTATAGCAAAGATAGGAAAAATATTATTAAGTACTGAAGGAGTCATGGACTATTCTGATTTAAAAATTAATGGTACAACATCAAACATTAATTTAGCTGATGAAGAAATTGCAGTAATGGGAAATGTAAATTTGGGGGTGATGTGAGTTGAATGTAACTAAATTCTATGAGAAACTCAATAAACTTGAAAATAACATATATGTAATTGAGGAAGTTGTTGAAGTATTAAATGGCGTTTATGAATCAGAGCTACAACATGATAATGTAAATCTAAAGACATTGAATGTTTATACAGGAAGTAAACTTACAGGAAATAAGATTGAAGCATATTTTACATCAACTCCATCATTAGCTCCATGGAAAACAATAATTAAAATTTATTCTAATGTAAGTCCGATTTATATAAGCTATGAAACATCAGGAGATCAAGTTGAAGCAGGAGATATTAATAATCTTCAAGATGCAGTTGTTGAAACTCAGGAAAATCTTAATAGTGAAATTTATAGAGCTACTGGGGCTGAAAAAGTTCTAACTGATAATTTAAATACAGAAATAAATAGGGCAAAAGGTTCTGAAGATACTTTAAATAAAAACTTAAGTAATGAATCTAATAGAGCAAAAAATTCTGAAAGTGCTATAAATGTTGATTTAGAAAATGAAGTTAATAGAGCAAAAGCAGCAGAGAACACTTTGAATAATAATCTTATCGCAGAAACTAATAGAGCAAAAGGTGCAGAAGATGTATTAACTAAAAATCTAAGCGCAGAAGTAACCAGAGCTACTAATGCAGAAAATACTTTGATTAATAATCTTACTTCAGAAAGTACTCGTGCTAAGTCAGCAGAGAATACTTTAACAAGCACAATCAATGCAAATACTCCAATTTGGAATGACAAGTATACAAAAAATGAAGTTGATAATAAAATAAGCCAGGTTGTTAGTAATATGGATTGGAAAGAATCTGTTGCAACTTATGCTGATATAGCAACAACTTATCCAAATCCCCAAGATGGTTGGACAGTAAATGTTAAAGATACAGATATAACATATAGGTATAGTGGTACTTCATGGATTCCTATTAGTGCTAACTCAATTCCTTTAGCGTCATCAAGTGTTGATGGAAAAATGTCTAAGCAAGATAAGATAGATCATGATGATATGAATAGTAAAAAGCATACTCACTCTAACAGAAGTATTTTGGATATAATTAATCAAACATTAATTGATAATTGGAATGCTGCTTATACTCATGTTTCTGATGTTGTAAAGCATATAACATCAACTGAAAGGACTAACTGGAATACTGCGTATACAAATAATCATACACACAATAATAAGAGTGTATTAGATGGAATTACATCTGCATTGATCAGCAACTGGAACAGTGCATACACTCATATTAGTGATGCTGTAAAACATATAACAAGCACTGAAAGAACAAATTGGAATGAAGCTTATAGTAAAGAGCATGATCATAGTAATAAATCTTTAATTGATACTATTACTCAAGCATTAATTGATAAATGGAACGCTGCATATTCTCATATTAGTGATACCGTAAAGCACATAACAAGTGATGAAAGAACTTTATGGAATACTGTAAGTAATAAGGTTGATAAAGTTACAGGAAAAAGTTTATCTACAAATGATTTTGATAATAGCTATAAAGCTAAAATTGATGGCATTAGTAATAATGCTAATAAAGTTGAAGCAAGTATAACCAATGGGAACATAAAAGTAGATGGTGCTGAAAAAACAGTTTATATACATCCTAGTGGGACTAATCCACATGGCACAACTAAAGCTGATGTTGGCTTATCTAATGTTGATAATACAAGTGATTTAAATAAACCTATTTCAACAGCGGTTCAAAGTGCTTTGAATGGTAAAGCAAATAGCTCTCATAATCATGACGATAGATACTATACTGAAACAGAGGCTGATAGTAAATTTGCGACTAAAGATGAAATATCTACTGCAGGTTATGGAGATATGCTGAAGAGTG